GGGGACATGCGTCCAAGGAAGAAGGATCGGCACCTGCCGGCTTGCATGTACCACAAGCACGGCGCGTACTACCTGGTGAAGGGTGGGAAGTGGCTGCGCCTGGGCGAGGACTACCAGGCGTCATTGCTTGAGTATGCCCGGAAGACCTCGCAGGCGGCTCTGGGCGGCATGCCGGAGCTCATCGACAGAGCCCTGGCGCACCACTTCAAGGTCAAGCGCCTGGCCGCCAACACGGTGGCCCAGTATGAAGCCGCAGCGGAGAGGCTGAAGGACATATTCGCGGAGTTCGAGCCAAGACAGGTCATGCCGAAGCACATCGCCGCGGTGAAGGTCGATCTTGCCGGCACCCCGAACATGTGCAACCGCATCCTGTCCGTGGCCCGCATCGTGTTCAGCTACGCCCTGGAATGGGGAGAGGTCGATTCCAACCCTTGCGTGGGGGTCCGGCGCCATCAGGAGGCGCGGCGCGACCGGTACATCACCGATGCCGAGTTCTCGGCCATCCTGGCCGCCTGCAGCCCCTACGTGCGCAACATCCTGGAAATGGCATACCTCACGGGCCAGCGCATCAGCGACGTGATCAGTATCCACCTGGCGGACATCTCGCCGGAGGGCGTGGCGTTCGTGCAGCAGAAGACGGGAGCCAAACTGGTCGTAGCCATGACCCCGGACCTCGAGGAGTTGATCGCCCGCGCCAAGGCCCTGCCGAGGAAAGTGCGCACGCTCACGCTGTTCTGCGCACGCGCCGGAAGGCCAGTGTCGTACCACACAATCAAGGAGGCGTTTGCCAGGGCGAGGGAGAAAGCCGGCGTGGCTGACGTGACCATCCACGACATCCGCGCAAAGTCCCTGACGGATGCTGATGCTGAGGGCAAAAACGCTCAGGCGCTCGGCGGCCATAGCGACCCGAGAATGACCGCACGATATCTGCGCGGGCGGTTGCCGAAGATCGCTCAGGCCCCGACAATGCCTGTCAATGTGCGCTGAGTATTAGACAAACACCCCTATGTCAAAAAGACAGGCCCCCGCCGAAGCCCTAAACAACGAGCTCTCCGACCACACGCCGATGATGCAGCAGTATGGTGATTTGAGAGCTCGGCGCCTTTATTCATCCGTGCTTCCGCGACCAGCTGTCTAATTGGAAATCCCGAGATAGCCCTCCCAGAGGCCGCATAAATCGGGTTAGCGATACTTAGAATTAGACAGCCTTCCTCGCCCGTTCTGGGCAACTATTTTCCCTCAGTTCTCAACTCGATGACCCACGCCTGCAGACCCTTCAGCCTCACGGCGCAGCGGTCTGCATCTCCGGCGAGGGCGGCAAGATCTGCTGCAGTCGCTGGGTGAAGTTCGGCGTACTGGGCTCCATCATCCACGCCGGAGGAGCCGGAGGCGGTGGGCACTCCACCGCAACTGGCCGGATTTCGGACCTTGACGAGCAGCCGCTGGCGATCAGCAGCGAGATCAGCACGCAGCCGATCAGTGTTCTCCTGGGCATGTGCCAGCTCCTGGTAGTGCTGTTGTTCGGTGAGTTCCAGGCGGCGCTGCAGGTCCGCCTGCTGTTCCAGCTGCGCCTGCAGATGCCTGGCCGTGGCGCGGTCGATTTCGGCCAGGGTGTCGGCGTGAACCTGGTTGGCAGTGGCCAGCTTCGCCTCCCAGCGCCAGCCGTTCACCAGCGCGCCAGCGGCAGCAGCCATCGCCCCGGCGATCACGAGCACCAGCAGGCGAACCTGCAGGGCGTTCACTGAACCGCCTCCACGGCCTGCTGGTAGAGCGCGGGCCAGGTATCGGGGTGCGGCCTCCCGGGGCGCCAGGTGCGCAGATACATCTCCCATGCAGCCTTCGGCGCCCCGATCTCCGGCAAGGCCATGGGGTCGGTGATCAGCAGCAGGCGGGCCAGGCAACAGGCCAGGATGTCGTCGGTCTCGATCGCGGCGTAGATGGCGTCATCGGTCGGGGAAACACCGCGCGCCTCGAGCACCTTCGCCGCAGTGCGCATGGTGGCCACATGGCGTGGGACCCCGTGGACCATGCCGCCGCCCTTCTCTCCCTGCCAGAAACTCCTGGCGGGGCCGTTGATCTGCCGGCGGTGAAGGAAGCGGCTCTCCTGCAGCCCGATGGCCAGCAGCATCACCTCGGCCTTCTTGCCCGCCATACGGTCAGGCAGCAGCAAAAACGCCGGGGCGATGATCTCCCGGCGGACCTGTTGTAGATCCATGGTGTTCTCCAGAAACAAGAAGCCCCGCGCTTGGCGGGGCTGTCAGGTAGGTTCGGCCTGGGGCGGCCAGCTCATCGGCGGAAGCATGGCGAGCAGTTCGGCCTCGGTGGGAATGGGTGCGCCTGCTTTCACGTCGGCCACCAGCTGGTAGCCCAGAGCCCAGCAAGCGTCTCGCCACTCCACGCCGGCCTGGCCCTCGGCCTGGAATTGAGGGTTGGTGCTGGTGGCGTAGGTGCACAGGCTGAGGATGCTGTCGTAACGTCGCTCCCGCGCCACGGTGTCCATGTGGCGCTGCACGCAGCCAGTGAGCTCGGTGAGGATCTCCTGCTCGGTCCTGGGAATTTCCGATGACGGAATGACGCGCCCGCCCACTTTGGCGGCCAGAGCTTCGATTTTGATACCGGGCGCAACCGCCATCACTGCACCGTCCGGCAAGAGAATTACCTGGCTCATCACATGCCCCCGAATATGATTACCGAGATGTCAGCGTTGTCCACAGCGCTGCCGCCGCCGTCCGCAAACATCACCCGCACTGACGTCGTTGTCTTCGTGCTCGTGCTGTCAGTCGTGTTGAACGTCCCGTTGTAGAGGTACATCCAGCGCCCATTGCCCGTGCCGGCCGAGTAGCCGACTGCATAGTTGGCGTTCGCCATCGGGTTGACGAAGTTAATGGTGTAGACCCCGGCCGACACTCGCGTCACAGACGCGACGTTATGCGCACCTTTGATCGACATGGTCACGCCGTTGAAGTTGACCCAGGCAGTGGCGAGACCTTTATCAATGGTCAGTGCCGGCATCGCGGCAACGCGCATGTAGTCCATGCACCGCCAGCTCCCGCCCCCCAGCGAGACAAACAGAGCCGTATCACCGCCGACCGTGGTGATGTTGGCCAGGCCAGGCAGGATCATCGATGTGGCGTTGTAGGTGATCGTCAGCACGCCCTGGAAGGTCAGCCAGCGCGTTGTGCCGGCCGGCGCAGTCCCGAAGGAGGTGATGCCGGTGGTGCCGGATATGCTGAGCGTGTTCGCACGGGCCGCGCCAATATCCGTCGTCGCAGCCGATGCCACCGTGAGGATAGGGCCGGGGTCTATGGCTCCTACGGCACGCATCAGCCGGTCACCGTCACGCGGTACTGCCCGGAGGTGGGAGCCGTACCGAAGGTCAGCTGAATCGTGTTCAGCCCGTTGGCCACCCAGTCAGCGATCACCCCGGCATTGGTCGAGGCCTCGCGCACGCTGACGACCACGTCCTGGGTATTGAGGTTGTGGGTGACGGTGATGGTGGTGGCGGTGCCGTCGCCGATGGTGGCGGAGGCCTTGCGAGCGACGACCGAGGTATCGACAGCGATCACGCCGCCGGTGATGGTGATGCCGTTGCCTGCGGTGTAGCTCGAACCGCCTCCGACCTGCTCCCAGACGATGGCGGTGGTGCCTACCGTGATCGGGGCATCGGTGGTCATCTTCCACTGCTGGTTTCCCTGGGTGGTGCCTTCGCTCACGAAAACAGCGGCGCCCAGCATCTCGGCGGCAGTATCGAAATCGGTAGAACGGGTCCAGCTGCCGGAGGCCGCCAGGTAGATGCCGTTGCCCGATGCGGTCGACTGGTTCTTCACCAGCACGCGGTCGCCGGCCACTAGGGCGACGCCGTCAATTGTCTGGGTGCCGGACAGCGTGATGTTCGCCGTGGTGGCCGCGCGCACCGGAGCTTTCCAGGCGAAGCCCTGGATTGCCGCATCCAGTTGGGAGCGGGTAACCGCGTCCTGCGGATTCACCCCGTCCGCGAGGTTGATGGCCTTGAAGCCGTTGAGGTCAAGCGTGTTCGTTTGCTTCATGGGGTGCTCCTAGTTGAAGTACGCGCGGCCGATCTCGGGCCGCCCGTGGATGATCTGAACGATGTTGTCGTCGATGTAGGTGACGTCGGGCTCTACCCGGTTGCCGAGGTGGTCAACGACGGTGACGCTGGGGAAGCGCTGAAGGTTGTGAGGGACGGTCCACACCGCCAGGGCGATTTCCTGATCCCATTGGAAGGTCGTTCCACCCGGGGCGCCGTCACGGCCGGATGGGCCTTGCGGCCCGGTGGCCACGACGGCGGCTGGCGCTCGCCTGGGCTCGGTGACGATCACCACAGGCTGCGCCACGGCCACCGCGGCGGGGTTGTCAGCCATGGCAGCACCCTCCCCCGCTGTTGACGACCACCTCGCCGCGCAGCCAGCGCTCCACGCGCCCATCGGTGTAGGTGAGGTCAAGGTCCCATTCGCCGCGCGTCCAGGTGATGGCAGCGGTCTGCTCGGGCGTGAGCACAATCAGCAGCTGGCCCAGGCCGGTTACGGTCAGCCCGTCGCCCAGCGTGAGCACGATGGGCTCGGCGCCCTCACCACGGATCTCGACTCGGGGGACTATGCCGGTGAGGTCCACCGGCAGTTGGAAGACCAGCACGCCTCCGCTGGCCTTCAGCTGCAGCCCGTTGATGTCGTTGAACTCGACCGTATCGGCGTCGACTACGCGGGTCATGCGACCCACGGCGGTGGCCTTGTCCAGGTTCAGGCCCTGGCCCTGCTGGATTCCCTCGCACCAGGTCATCCATTCCCCGGGCAGGCCGTGGCCTGGCACCGTCATCTTCAGCGGGGCCGTCTGCTGTATCGCCGTGATCGGCTTGTAGGTGTAGGTAGGCTGCATCAGCAGGAGCGGCTGCTGTAGCGTGGCGCCCGGAATGATGGGCAGGTCTAGGCGGGCCGGCGTCATGCTGGCTACTCCTTGTGTCAGGGGTGTCAGGCGCCGGGGGCGCGGTGCAGGCGGACGAGCGGCGGGTTGGCGGCGGCCAGGTCGGAGCGCAGGAATTCCCAGGTGTCGGGTGCGCCGGTTGACCAGCTGATCGAGCGCTGCAGCAGCGTGTAGCGGCTGTTGCCGTCAGCGGAGGTGCCCAGTACAGGTGTGCCCACAGAAGCCGCGCGAACGAACGGGGAGCCGTTCGGGTGAGCGGCCAGCCAGTAGCGGCGACCGCCAGCCAAGACGGCCGGAACGTCCAGGGTCACAGTGGCCTGGCCCGTGGCAGCGGCCGAGACGCTACCCAAGGCACCAGACAAGCCAGCACCTGGCCATCCTGCTGCATCCGACTCGTAGATCTTCATGGTGATCACGCTGGAGGCCGCCGCCGTGGTGATGATCATCGACACCTGATCGACGGTCATGTCATGGGGCGGCACGAACGGCACCAGGTAGACGGTGTTCGCGGTCAGGAACTGCGTCGAGTTGGTGAAGCTGACCGGGATGTTGTCAGTCCAGGCGTCCTCCGGTATCTCGAACACCGGTACCGCCACCCACTCCTCGAAGCGGCGCTGATACTGGCGGCTATCGTCGGTCACGTCCTCGATGCCGCCACCTGGGCCTGGGGTGCCGCCGGAGTCGCGCAACTGGACGAACAGGCCGGCGGTGGCGCGCATGCTCACCGCCGTTCCGGCCGGCCAGAGCCTGGCAGCGGTGCCTTCCTGGGCGCGGGAGACGGTCAGCACGCCCGACGCATTGGCGGTGACCTTCACGATCTCCCAGGCGTTTTCCTGGCCCGCCACATCGAAGCCCACCAGGGTCGCGATGTAGTAGTCGCCACCAGTCAGGCCGGTGAGCAACGCAGCGCGGTCGGTCTCCACGGTCATGCTGGTGGCGTCGGCGGCCAGCTCGGCCTGCAGAGTCGCCGTCCAGTTGTTCACGAACAAGGGTTTGGCCATCAGATCCATCCTACGATCCCAGCCGACAAGGCCGAGGCGATGTGAGTAACAGGGTTCCAGGCGCAGTAGGGCCTGGGCCCATACAGGCGATTGCGGTCGGGGAAGGTGACGATTGCGCCCTGGTGGTTCTCGTTCATCAGCAGCGGCGCGAGCGCCGTCGTCGGGCAGGCCGCGCCGATGTAGCGGTGCTCGGGCTGAGCCGAACCGGTCTCCTGCAGGCGCACGTACAGGCCCACGAGGTTGTTGCTGTAGACGACGATGTCCGAGTTATCCCCGGCCAGGACGCCGCCGATGGAGTCGCGCGGCATCAGGCGTTCGCGCAGGGTCAGCGGCCCTACCGCGTCAACTGGCGACTCCTCGCCGGAGAATGTCTGGCTGTAGATGCTCTCGCCGTTGAGCGTGCCCGACGCCGTAATGGTGCCCGGCGGCGACTCGTTGAACAGGCTGGCCAGGTCCATCTCGCAGGCCTGGGTCTCATCGACCTTAAGCTGCCAGAGGAACCTCGAGCGCTTAGTGCCGCCATCGACGGTCATGTGCTGCTCGGCCTCCTCGCGCCGGTACAGCAGGCACGGAATCGGCAAGCCTGACTCGTTGAACCAGGCCGCCCAGATCCGGTCGATGATCTCCCGCGTCTCCGTGCCGTTCGCCGAGATGGGGTTGCCGGTGCCGTCGTGCTCTACCACCAGGTCGGAGGTGTAGCCCGAGGTTCCCAGCGTCTCGGCCCGGGTGTAGAGCACGGTGATGTTGGCGGCGAACGGCGTAGCGGCGCCGCCGGTGACTTCCACCAGCAGGAACCCCACCGGCATGGGCCGCTCCAGCGGGCCGTAGGCCACGTCACGCATGTACAGCATCAAGATGGCCTTGCGGCCGTCGCTGCTGATGTCGATCGGGACCGGCCACTGAAACACCGGCGCTTCGCCCTCTCCGAAATCCAGGCTGGGCGTCGACTGGCCGTTGTCCGCCGGCCAGGTCACCGTTATGGCCTTGGTTTGCGGGGGCTTTCCGAACTCGCCCATGCGCCGGGCCTGGGCGCCATCCAGATTGATGATCCAGCGCGTGCCGTCCGGCGAGCAGTAAAGCCAGCCGCTCAGGTCCTGGCCGTAGAGAGCGGTGCCGCTCAGGATCGCCTCGTTCCACCACTCACGGCCTGCTGCCTCATCCTCGGCCGCCTGCTCCGGCGTGCGCCAAGTCAGCGGCGTGCCAGGGACGTGGATGCGGTAGTTCGTGCTACCGGTGAGCGGGTGCTCCCGCGTCTCGCCGTTTGGCAACACGATCTCGCCCTGGCTGGGGTTGGGCGCCGGACGGATCAGACCGTGCCAGGGCCAGCCCCACACGTTGACCTTGTCGGTCAGCACTCCTTGCACGTTCATCATGCCGGCGGCTCCGCCAGGAAGATGACCACGTCGGCCTCGGCGTCATCCTTCAGCCGCAGCGTTTTGATGGGCATCACCTCAAGCGTGAAGATCCCGTCCGAGCTGGTGAGGATGCGAGTGCCGTAGTAGTCCCTATCCGGGACCGTGACACCCTCGACCACCTTGGTCTGCTCGGTCAGCGGGCTGGCGATGCCGCCACCATCGGCACCCACTCGGGTAGGCGGGTTCCAGGTTCCAGCCCCTCGCGTGGCAGGACGGCCTCCGGTCTTCTCCCTGACTGCCAAGGTTTTGCTCTTCCGCTCCGGCGGCTTGAGCGAGTTCAGATCATCCGGCAGGGTCTTGCCGCGACGCTGCTCCTCTAGGCTCCGGCCAACCGCCCGGCGGGCTGCCTCTGAGGACTGGGCCCGGCCGGCGGAGATCGCTTGGCGGGAGGAGTTGCGGGACGCCTCGGAGGTGGCGGCGCGCGATGCCGCGGAAGTCGAAGCGCGCGACGCAGCCATGCCGTCCGCGATTGCGCGGCGATCGTCTGCAAGGGTCATGGGTTACAGCTCCAGGTGATCAGTGGGAACGCTGACGCGGTAGGTCTTGGTGGCTTGCACCGGGTATTCGTCCATATGCTCGGCAGGGATCTCCACCACGTTGAGCCAGAACTTACGAGGGAAAAGCTCCAGATCAGGGTTGATGTCGAGATCTGTCTCGTCGTAGTTGCCGCTGAATCCATCCAAGTGCTCGTCGTAGATCGGGCTTTCATTGCGTCCGCCCAACTGGGTCGGCAACTCGATCAGAGGCCACGGCTCGCCTGGTGGCGTGCTGTTCGGCGTGGCCGGCGGTGTAAGAGGGTCCGTCTCGCTGCTGCCGCCCTGGCTCACGGCCAACTGGAAGTTCGTGTAGCAGCGGCCGGTCTTCAGGTCCCATTCGTCGATGATGTTGACCACCTTCGCCTGGCAGCTGATGGGGTGGCTCAGCACCTGGTCCTCAATGCGCACGGTGTGCTCGAGGCGAATGCCGACCGCCTCAGCTGTTGGCAACGTGAAGGCGAACCGGTTGCCCCTGTGGGCGTTGAGGATCGACACCTTGCCCATGGCCAGGATGGTGCTGAGCCCGAGCTGGCGCCGCTCCTCGTTGCGGATGTCCACCACGTAGTCGCCGAGTGCGTCCTGCACAGAACCGGGCTCCGGCGAAGTGTAGGTGGCATTGAGGAAGGTCTGCTCCTGGTCGCTCTCCGTGTCCATGGCGATGCGGTCGCGGCTGATGACCTGGCCGGCCTGGGCGACGCTAGCAGGCGCCTCAAGGCGCAGCGTGTACTGCTCAGTCACGCGCTGGGCCCAGCGGATGGCGCTGGTCCAACTGGCGCGCAGGAGCAGATCGGGATACTCGTTGCGCCAACCGGCTGGCGGATCACAGTAGATGCCGCTCTCAGGCAGTCGAAGCCAGTAGGCACCAGTCAGGATTGCCGAGTAGCCGGCATCCTCACTTCCTGCCTGAACCATCTCGATATTCGGCAACTCGGTTGAGTCGTGCCGCCAGACACAGAAGCTGTTGTCGATCGAGTCCCCGATGATGTCGGGATGACGCCAGCTGAACTCCTGGTGCCGCTCGCGCAGGCGGATGAAGCGGTAGTCGGCCTCGATCTCCACGACGTTGATTCGCTCGCTCAGCTCCACCGGCAGGTAGTCGATGCTCTGGAAGATCGCCGTGTCGGGGCCGACCAGCCAGTGCGGGGTGCTGGTGGCGGCCCAGGGCGTGACCTGCAGTTGCCCTTCGACCGAGCGCTGGAAGCTCACCGGCAGGGTGCTCAGGCGCTCCTTGGCGTAGGTCCAGCGGGACCGGCCTTCGGTTGGCTCGAACACATCCGGCGACCACAAGCCGCCGACCATGGCGTCGATCTGCTCGATCGGCATCGGCTCCACCACCTCGTTGAGGCGGTCGCTGCACTCGCAGGCCAGTATCCGGGTCTGCAGGCTGAAGCGCGGGCGCTCGACCTTGCCGCGGAAGCGCAGCACCTGCACATCCGCGTCGGCCTGGTGGTGGATGAAGTGGATCTCCACGTCCTGGCCGATGTAGCTGTCGGGATTCACGGAGCCGGCGTCCAGCAGCAGGCTGAAGTCGGCGATGCAGCGCGCGAACTCCTCGCGCTCGATGCGGATGGTGCCGGTCAGGTACTCGGTCGCGTCCACGCCGTTGAGCAGTAGCTGCACGCTCCACAGGATGGAGAAGGCCGGCTCAACCTCGCGGGTGACAATTCCCGGGACGAGCTGGGCCCCGCCGTTCAGGGTCGCCCCGTTCAGCGTGATTCCGTTGATCTGCATTAGACCTCCCTGGCGTCGAACGACCAGGCGTAGGGGAACTGGCCAGCGCGCAGCGCCTCCTCGGGCGGCTCGCAACTGACCATGAAGCGGGGCATCCAGCCGACCTTGTAGCTGGTGGCGCCTGCCTTGGGCGTTATCTCGAAGTTGTTGCCGGTCATCGTGATCGTGGCCGGCACCTCGCGGTTACCCACGCGCGCCAGCGCCCAGGGCGCCACATCTGGCCGTATCTGCCCCGGGATGACCCCTTCCAGCGTCAGCGGGATCAGGTAACGCGGCTTCGTGCAAAGCAGCTCCAGCGGCTGGTCGAAGTCGAGGCCGTCGAAGCCCAGGCCCATCAGGCCAGCGCCGCTGATGGTGATGACCGTCTTTCTGAAGTGCACCATCTTCACCAGGGTGCCGCCGGTGCGGCGGTCCTCCGTGACGCCGTCGCCGGCCGACTGGTAGCTCTGCTCCGGGAAGCCGCCGCTGGCGAGCGGAGTGATGGCCAGGCCGCCGAGTTTCACTTCCATCAGCTGACCCCTCTATCGCCGAACTTGCGGGCTTCGTTGCGGGCGCCGAGCCCTTCGATGGTTGGTTGATCGGCGTACAGCCTGTGACTGGTGCCGTCAGGGAACTGGATGATCACGGTGCCGAGGCTGCCCACCCCTCCCCCGCTCACCGCGGCAGCGGTGCCGACCAGGCCGCCCGTGGCGAAGCGCGGGAGGCTCATACCGTTGAGCGCGGAGAGCATGCCGACGCCGTACTTCTGCACGGCCGCGGCCTTGACGACGAACTCCCCATTCGAGAGCCACGACAGGATGCTGTCGCTGGTCCCGGTACCAGGGCCGCGAATGTGGCCGCCTTGGGCGTTGGCCTGGATGGGAACCGATGTCCCGCCCGCGGTGGTCGGGGCGTTGATCTTCGGGGTGACGGTCAGGCTCTGGCCGATGCTCTCGCCCAGCTTCTTGAATTTCTCCATGATCGCGTTCACCTCCTCGTCCGGGAGGTTGATGGTCACCTTCACGTTGGTGACATCGGCGATCTCGGCCTTCAGCTCCTTGACCGAGGCCTTCGCCTCGTCGACGGACTTCTGGGCCTTGTCCAGCTTGATCTGGTCCGCCGACTCCTCGATCGCCTGGAGCTCCTTGATGATCCCGGCGAAGCCGTATGTATTGCCGCCCTCCTCCTGGATCTTCTGCAGCACATCGAGCGCAGCCTGGGCCTTGGTCTTGGCGCCCTCGAGGTCGTTGGACGACAGCGCGTCGCGGGCGGCGACTTTCAGCGCATTGGCCTGGCCGAAGCTCGCCTCGCCCGCGGGTCCAGCGTTGACCTTGGCCAGGGCGTCCTTGTAGCGCTTGGCGGTATCCAGCTGGGCCTTCTTCGCCTTCTCCAGGTCAGCGGTGGCCTTGCTCTCCTGCTTCACCTGCTCGGCCAGGTAGGCCTTGGAGTCGTTCAGCAGTTGCTTCTGGATCGCAGTCAGGTCGTCGGCGTGCTGCTGCGCTTCGCCGGCGGACTCGCCCATGCCGGACACGGCGGCGTCGAACTGGTCCGCTGCAGCCTGGGCGCGGTCGGCCATGGCCTGCTCGCCGTACTCGCCATTCCAGAGGCTGGTCAGCTCGCCCTTGGTCTGGCCGATGTTCTCGCCGATGTCGGAGACGCCGTCCTTGATGGTGTTGGCGGCGCCCTCGAAGTTGCCTTGGAGCGCCTGCACGGCAGCGGCGAACACCGCGCCCAGAACCCCGCCGGCTTGCTTGAGGGCGCCGGCCAGGATGATCCAGAGGCTGGTCAGCAACTTCAGCCCAGTACCCAGCACCCCGGCCGACTCGGCGGCCTTGCGGCTGTCCTTGGAGAACGTCAGCAGATAGCCGGCCACGTCGTTCAAGGCCGGCAGCAGGTTCACCGCCACCCGTTGCCCCGCCGCCTCGGAGGAAGAGGCCAGCACATCGAGCGTGTCGTTGAACTGGCCGGCGTCGGCATAGGCTTGGTCGTCCAGCACCAGGCCCAGCTCCTTGGCCTCGTCGATCAGCGCCTGGATGCCGGAGGCTCCGCGGTTGAGCAGCGGCAGCAGCTTGGCTCCGGACTTGCCGAAGACATCCATCGCCAACGCCGACTTCTGGGCGCCGTTGGGCAACGCGGCCAGCCTGTCAGCGACCTCGAGCAGCAGCTGGTTGGTTCCCTTCAGGCTGCCGTCTTGGTTGCGCAGGCCGACGCCCAGTTGGTCGAAGGCGGCCGCCTGCTTCTTGGAGCCGTTGGCGGCGGCGACGATGTTGGCATTGAACTTGGACAGCGTGGCCGATAGGGCCTCGCCCTCGATGCTGGCGAACTTCGCCGCGTACTGCAGGCCCGCGAACTCGCCGGCCGCCATGTTGGCGCGCTCGGCCAGTTCGCCAGTGATGTCCACGGCGTCGATGCTGCTGCGCACGTAGTCGACAATCGCGGCGCTCGCAATCGCTCCGGCCAACGCCGCGCCGGCTGCCTTCGCGGCCTTGGTCAGGCTCTTGACCTGGCCCTCGGCCTCTTCGAACGCCTTCTTCGAGTTGTTCTTGCCGTCGATGACAAGCTGGGTGGTGATCTTGCCGGTCATGACTTGAGTTCCTTGAGGACCGCCTCGAAGCCCTTTCGGTCGGCCTGGGCGCCCCGGGCGACAATCAGTGCCAGGTGCGCGGCCTGGCGGTCATCGGTGGCGATGGCCGTGCAGAAGGCTTCGATTTGCGGGAGGGTGTATTCCTGGATGCTGGCCCAGGGGTGGCCGGCGCCGATCAGTTGCTGGGCGACGTCTGCCCAGCCACGAACTGCTGTGCCTTCACCAGGGCCCGTCCGAAAAAACCGGAGTTGGCCATAACGACGTGGATCATCAGCTCGACGGCGACGGAGGCCGGCAGCCGCGAGAGGCGCCAGCGGCTGAGGGTGGTGCAGTGCAGCAGGATGACCTTCAGGCCGCCGCTCTTCTTGGCGTAGCTGTAGATCTCCTCGGTGGTGAACTTGCCGAGCATGACGAACAGGTCGGAGGCCGCCTGGCCGAAGGCCTCGAAGTGGCGCATGCGTACCGGGAGGATCAGCACCTGCCGGCCTCCGACCATCACGGGTACCGGCTCGGGAAAGAGGATCTGGATGTCGCTCATGCGAGCTCCCATAAAAAACCCGCCGAAGCGGGTTGTGTTTGTCGAGATTGACGATCGATGTTTGTGGCGTTACTGTGCGCCGGTCACCGCCAAATCGGTGGCCGGGCGTGGAAACCCGAAGAGTTCAGAGGCGCACAGCGCCGTAAGGCGTTTTTTTGTGCCCGCTTAATGGCGGGCCGTGCGTGGGAGGTCGAAAGACCTGCCGGGTTCTCTGACCCCGGTTTTCCACCCCGCGCACGGTTCGTCTCCCTCATGTGGAAATGAGGCGGCGAACTCCAACAGTCAGAGGAGTTCATCATGCACACTGCTCAAGTCATTCCCTTCCGCTTTGAAGCCCGCGAAGTTCGCACGATCGTGATCGATGATCAGCCTTGGTTCTGCGCATCCGATGTTTGCGAAGTGCTCGGATATGCGAATAGTCGCCAGGCCATACAGAAGAACTGCCGCGCAGAGGGTGTCTCTATAAGAGACACCCTTACCCGCGGAGGCAGGCAGGCCCTGACATTCATCACAGAGGGCAATCTCTACCGCCTGATCATAAAAAGCCGAAAAGAAGAAGCTCAGCGTTTCGAAACTTGGGTTTGCGACGAAGTACTTCCTGAGATCCGCAAACACGGGCGTTATGAAGATGCTGAGAACCGCATGGCGACCCTCCTGGGTCAAACAATCGGCACTGATGGATTCCACTGCCTGGCTGCAGTTGTCGATGGAAAGGTAAGACACCTCAATGCGGCGCAGCGCCGAAGCGCAAAGAACCACATCTGGTCCCAGGTTCACAAAGCATTCAGCGTCGTGACTGCCGAGGACATTCCGGCCGCCCAGCTCGACTCTGCGCGAAACTTCGTTGCCGCCTACTCGATTGAAGGCGAGTGGTTACCTAAGCAAGCAAACATCACCGAAAACGATGCGCGTGATTGGCAGCATGTGAACTGCCTGATCAACTCGATAAGCCACAGCTACCGAATCATGGGCGAGACACAGCTTAGCCGTCACCTTTCCGCTCTTGGATGCAGTGCTGGCATGGAGATCTTGAGCTTCCTTCATGACGCAATGGGGTCTTGCGGGCACCTCAACAAACACCGCGCCGCAGAACTTGATGCAGGCGCACGAAGTGTCGGCTGGAAAAGGAAAATCGCTCAATAGAGCGCTACTTCTTCGGGTCGCAGGGGACAGGAACTTTATCAATCTGTACCCCTGCCAACACCCTGCCATCAGGGGTTGTTTCCCGGACATGCCTCTTCACATCCACATACTTAACACACGGCTTGATGTACACCGGCACCGGCACTTCCACCGGCACCTCCTTGTAGACGATCTCCGGCTCAGGGGCTTTCGGCTTGGGCTTCGGCTTGGGCGCCACGTAGGTCTTGCTCGGGTCAGCCAGCTGCACAGCCGGACCCTCGCCGCTCGGGCGAGCGGCCGCCTTGACTTCGACCGCGCCGCCCTGGGTGTCGCCGGGGCACACGTTCTGCGCAAACGTCACCTTGCCAGAGGCATCGGTGCACTTCACGACGGTGGCGGCCTGGGCCGCGGTGCTGCAGGCCAGGGCTGCAGCGAGTATCCAGAGACGCACGGGGCTTCCCTCCTTGGTTGGCAGATGGCTGGGAATGTACCCCTTGAGATGCATTCCCGCCACCGGTCAGGCCTTGCGCTCGACCTCCCACTGCCACATCGCCGCTTCGTTCGCGTCGAAGATGGCGGGGTCGGCCAGGAGGGTGATCTGGATCGGCACGGTTCCGAACTCGGCGCCCTGGTTCAGCGGGATGCCGCCGTTCAGCGCGATCTTCGCGTAGAAGCACTGGATGCGGCGGATGTTGCCATCGCCGCCCTCGTTCTTCTGGCCGACCATCAGGCGGTAGAACTTCTGGCCTTCCACGAAAGGCTTGATCAGGTCGACGGTCGGGTGGGTGTAGCTGATCAGGATGGGCAGCTTCTTGTCGGTGCCGCTCACCGCCGCGATGTCTGCCGCCAGCTCGCCACCGGGCAGGATGCGCACGCCGCCGGGCACGACGGAATAGTCGATGTTGCGGGCGTAGGTGGTGGTGCCGCCGACGTCGGTAACCTCGGTGACGTCCAGCGTCAGCTTGTCCAGCTTGATCACGCGGTCGATGCGAGCGTCGTGCGCCTCGTCGGTCACGGTGCCGCTGGGCACGGACTCGACGGAGCCATAGAGCACGATGGCAGCAGCCTCGGCGCTGAAGGACACCGCCTCGCCGCTCAGCACGATCTGGCTGGTGGCGGTCACGGAGTCCAGGGTGGGCAGGCCGATACGGGTAGGGTCCGGGATGGTGATCTCGGTGGTGGTCGGCTCGGCCGTCATGTTCTGCAGCTTGAATAGCTCCTGCAGGTTCCAGCTCGGGTAGGGTGCGACGAAGCACGGCCCACGGAACAGTTGGGTGTTGAGCATGGGTCAATCTCCTGGCCAGTGGCCGTCAGTTGTAGGTTTCGGCGTAGATCACGCCCACGGTGACGAAGAGGGATCGAGTGGCCACGCCCTGGGCGGCGCGGTAGGTGTATTCCATCGAGTCGTCGTCATCGACGAGGCCTGGCAAGCGCTCGTCCCAATCGTCCTGGCCGAAGCCAAGGGCGCGCAGGATGTCGACGCCGGCATCGTCCAGCAGGCTGTCCTCGGCGCTGCTGTTGAACACCACCTCGATCTGGTAGGTGCGCAGGCGCGTCGCCTGAGTGCCGGCCGTACTGGTGCGCCGGTCCTGCAAGACGCGCAGCACCAAGTAGGGAGTGGCCTGCTTTTCCTTGGCGTTGTCGCTACCGGTGAAGACGGCCTTCACATCCATGCTGTAGCCCCGGGACTGGCAGATCTGCTCGAGGCGCTCCTTCACCTGCCTGGTGATATCGCTGGCTTTGCTCATTTCGATCCTCTGGCGGCGCGGTCGATTTCGCGTCGGATGCGCCGCTCGAACTCTTGCTGCAGGAAGGCGTTCACCCAGCGGATTGAGCCGGTGTCGGTCAGTTGCTTGAACCAGTAGGCGACGCTCACGGCCTGTGCGTTCTGCAGCGCGCGGGCGTACTCGTAGCTGGTGATCTGAGGGTTTTTGGTCTTCGGCCCGATCTTCCTGGCCTTGCTGCTGCGCGTGGAGAGCGGCTGCTTACTGCCGCTGGACGGGTTGACGAAACCGGCGGCGACCTTCTTGCCGTTCAGCCCCGCCACCCATACCCGGGCGCGGGTGGCGTCAATGGCATCGAAGCCCCAGGACTTGTAGCGGATCACGTCCACGCCGGAGCTGGACGGTATGATTCTGGCGTTCAACCGGCGGCTGTTGGCCCGCTTGATGGCCAGCCCCTGTCGCACCTCGGCGTCAGCGATGAAGGCGGCGATCGGCTTCAGGTAGATGTCGCGCCGGGTCCTGGTGGCGGTGGTGTTCAGGGCGCCGCGAATGATCGGTTCGACGGCCTTACCAATGGCGGCCAGCCTGGCCCGCGCCATCTCCTCGCCGACCAGGGTGACGGATAGTTTCATGACACCTTCTCCAGCCAGAGGCCACGCACCACGCCGTCGTCGCTATCGGCGGCCAGCCACAGGACGCAGTAGCGATCGCGGCCGACGACCAGAATGTCGTCCTGCTCAACACGGCCGGCCTCGATCAGGGCCACCTCCGCGTAGATGCGTAGCACGGGGCCTTGATCGCTGTCGGGGTTGACGTACGGCACGTCGAAGGCCAGAAAGACCCGGCAGCACTTCGGGGCCTGCCGCTGCCGGATCACCTGCCCAGGCGCGCCCATCAACTCGTCAGCGGTCACGCGCAGTTCGGCGCGGGTGCCGAGCGGGTCACGGACGCTGGTCACGTGGAAGAGCCGCTGGTCGTGGCGCAGGTAGCGGCCGATGATGATCGACGGGTTGTACCTGGCCCGGATGTCGACCCGGATCGGGTTGCGAAGCCCCGCAGGAGCAGCAGGCGCGGCGTTCTCCTGGGTGATGATCCCCACCCACACCTTGCCCAGGCAGCGCTCTTGTAGGTCGCCGTCAAGCTCAAGGAGCTCGGCGCGATGTCGAATCTCGCCGGCTCTCATCGGAAGGATCTCCGTGACCAGAGCAGCGCTTCAACGCCGAAGGGTAGCGCCGCAGTCGAGACACCCAACACAGTCGCTTCCCGGTTGTTGTACCAGTGGCCCACCAGCAGCAGGATGGCCTGCTCGACGTCCTTGGTCAGCAGCATCTGGGTGTTCAGGTCGATCGGCGGGGCGTCGGGATCAGTGGGCTCTGCCACGATCTCTCGGTCGCAATACTTCTCCACGTGCGCCTTGGCCGCGTCGAGGTAGCCCTGGATCAACGCGTCCTCCTCGCCGTGCTCGACCCGGAGGTGTTGCTTCACGAGCTCCAGGGCAACCATTTACTTCGACCCCTTCGGCTTCTTCTCTTCCTTGGGCTCTTCAACGACCTCGGCCAACTCCATGCCCACCAGGGCTTCTGCGATGTCGTCGCGAACACTGCGCACCTCGTCGGCATCGACCGTCCCGAGGTGATAGTGAGAGAACTGCCTCAGCGCTTTGATTTTCGTAGCCATGCGTCAATCCGGAGCGGTTGCCCGCCCCGGCCTCGTTGCTGTTGGGTGGTCCCGCCAATCCTTACGGAGTGGGGGTGGTGAAGGCGCCGTCGATGATCGCGGCCGGGCGGTAGTGAGCCAGCGCCAGGCGCTCCTCGCAGAGAACGGTCAGCATGTTCTTCACGAAGTTGTCGCGGTCCTCGCGGCTGACCTCGATGGTGGCGTCCATGCGGTCCCAGATCTGGGAAGCCAGATCGAAGGCGCCGACAGTGAACTGGCCCTGCGGCTGCGCCTTGGTGGCCACAACCGGCAGGCCCCACATCACGCGGGCCGCAAAGGCAGCCGGGCCGCCGAAGATGTAGCGGCCCTGGTCGTCCTTGAGCAGCGCGATGGCGTGCCAGTCACGGGGGTTGAGGATGATGCCGCTGGCCTCGAACTCGGACTCGGAAACCTGGAAGATCGCGTGGGCGATCTGGTCAGCCTTGGTGTCACCAGTGGCGTTCAGGGCGGTGTCGTAGTCAGCCGCCACCGGCTTCAGGCCCAGCAGGTTGTCACCGGTGCCGTTGCCGGTGAGCAGCTGAGCTTCCTCGGCAAGGGCCAGGCCGTACAGCAGGCGGTTGTTGAGGTAGGACTCCAGCGCCGGGGCGTCGTCCATGATCTGGCGGCTGGCCTGCACCCAGTGCGCGATCGTCTTCACGTTCGCGGTTTCCTTGGTGAAGGTCAGGTTCGACTCGGGCTTCAGAGTGCCCTCAGCCACCGGCGCCGCGCTGTTGGTGAACACGTTCTCGCGCACGTACTCCAGCGAGTTGCTGGAGATTCGACCCTGGGCGAGCAGGTCGCGGATGGTCAGGCGGCGAAGGCCGGGCATCAGGATGCCGGGGATGGCCATCGGCTGCACCAGGGCGCCAGCAGAAGTGCTGCCGCTGCCGATAGCCTTCTGGAAGGTCTTGACGTCGACCTTGCTGGACTTGCCGTCCCAGCCCTTCATCAGGTCTTCAGCGGTGCGTTCGGCGAACGACTTGGTGACGGCCGGATCGTCGGCACCCTTGGTCAGCTTCTGCTCCAGATCGAACAGGCGGGTGCCGGCGGTTTTCAGCTCGTCGTTCACCTTCACCAGGTCTTCCTGGAGCTGCTTGCTGATCACGCCGGTGGATTCGATTTCCTTCTTCTGGGCATCGAACAGAGCCTGCATGCGGCTCTGGGATTCTTCGATCGCCTTGGTAATTTGAGCAAGTTCGCTCATGGTCAAGCCCTCAATTCAAAGTTTTGGATGCGCGCGACGAGCGCGGCGATGTCGTCGCCGCCTTCGGAATCGCTCCGAACTGCGGACTTGATGCAGGCAATCAACGCCTGCGCCTCGGACTTGGAGAAGCCAACCGAGTCCCTCAGCCAGTGCTCCACGTCGCGGATGGTGATTTGGCCGCCGAGGCTCTTAAGCGACGCGACGGTCGCTGCCTCGTTGGCGGGTTGGGTGCAGATGCTGATCTCGCTCAGGCGCTGCACGTTCTTGAACGCGCGCCCGGTGCTGATCAACTCGAAGTCGTCACGGCCAGCAGCGAAGCCGACGGACATACCGTCGACAGTGCCGTGCGCCATGGCTGCCTTGATGTCAGCTGCCGTGGAGTGACCAGGGGTGAGCGAGCCACGCACGAACAGCCCCTTGGCGTCCTCCTCGATGCTGTCCCACTTGCCCACCGGGATCTCCCAGGAACGATGGTTGAAGAACATCGAGACCTTTCGGGTCTGGCTGGCCAGGGCGTTCTTGAAGGCCCCAGGCAGGATGATGTCGCCGTCGGAGTCGGTCACGCCGAAGACCGAGGCGTAACCCTCGAACACGCCCTCGGTGGAAGCGCCGACGAATTTCAACTCGGCGTGCTCGAAGGCCAGCGTCTTGTGGATGTTGGGCATTACAGCCTCCAGAAAAACTAAGCCCCGCTGGGTGCGGGGCTTGGGTTGCCGAGTTGTGTGATCGGTACGTTCTGCGACTGTCGCGTCGCGACATCGCCGCCGGGGAGTGGCGGCAGGTTGTCCAGGCGTCGCAGTTCGTTGATGGTTCTGAGCCCCTTGTCCACCATGACGCCCATAAATGCAGCTCGTGCAGCAGAGTCTCCGCGCAGCAGCCCGTCCAAGTTGTGCTCAGCGTGATAGCGGGTGATTTCTTTCGGCGGCACCAGCCAGCGCCAGATCGAGGCCTCCCAACGTCCTGTGTAAGGCGCGAGGGTGTATTGCAGGAAACCGAGGTTCTGCTGCTCCAGACCGGTTACCCAGCCGCCAGCCCTGTCCACATCACCAACCAGGTGCGGAGGTACGCCATAGAAGCGGGCCAACTCGCTGACCTGGAACTTGCGGGCCGCCATGGTCTCGGCGTCCTGCGGGCTGACGCCGATCGCCTGAGTGGTGAAGCCGGCCTCAAGCACCCACAGGCGCTTACGAACCGGGCCGCCGGCGATCTCCTTGAAGTTCTCGTCCAGTTGTTCGCGCTGCTCGCGGCCCAGCGTGGTCCCGTTGGTCATGAGGATCTGCGGGGACTTGGCGCCGTTGGCGTAGAAGTCGCGCTGCTGGTCTTCCATTGCGATTGCCACGCCGGAGGATTTGGCCCCGAAGGCAATCGGCGAAAGTCCAACCAGGCCGTTAAAGCCAAATCCTTTCAGGTGGAGGATCTCGCTCTGGCTGAACTCCGCATACTCTTTGTCGCGCCGGTACTTGTAGACGACGCGCTTGTTCTCCAGGCGGACATCCATGTTCGCGGAAAGCATCGGAATCAGCGAAACGACGCCACCCACACTGTTGCGCTCGATCAACGCATAAGCGTTTCCGTAGACAGCCAACTGCATGGTCATGGCCTCTCGGAACTCGAGGGCCGTCATGTAGATATTCGGCGAGTACTGCAGCAGGCGAGCCAGCGGATTATCCAGGCCGACCTTCTTGCGCTCCCCGTTCACCGTCTCAAAGACATCCAGCGGCAGGCTGGCGGTTACGGTGCTGATAAGGCGGACGCAAGCCCACACCGTCGAGATCTGCATGATGCGCTCGTCGGTGACCATGGACTCGCCGACGGCTCCGCTCGCAGAGATGGGGCCGGTCTGCGACCCCTTCTCCGGCGTCACCAGGCGGCCGCCCGTGAAGAAGGCCGCCATCCGCGCCCAGATCGGGCTGCGGGTGCGCAGGTCAATGCTGTAGTCGGTATCGGCCATCACATGCTCATCGGTCGGTTGAGGAAGTCATCGATGGGCGCTTCGTCCATCGTGCTCAGGGCCCGGCCAAGCGCCATGATCAAGGCGACGATGCCGTCGATCTTGTTCTCTGGCCGCTCCTTGCGGGGGTAGATGTTCTCCTTGGCGTCGATCTGCGCGACGACGTTGGACGCCATCCAGGACAGCACCGGACAGCCGCCGTGGGCGATGAGGCGCTGAGTAACCAGCTTCTCCAGCTCCTTCATCGGCTCGCTGAAGTTGCGGACCGTGGCGCCCACCTCGACCATGGTCATGCTCTCGCGCTCCATCTCCTGGGCGAGTTGCGTGGCCTGCCAGGGGTCGTAGCCGATCTGCTGTACGTCGAAGCGCCCTTGGAATTCGCGGAGGTCGTCCTTGATGACTTCGAAGTCGATTACCTCGCCGTCGGTCAGGGTCAGCAATCCCAGCTTGTCCCATTCGTCGTAGCGCTGGGCGTTGACGTCATCGGCCTCGATGACGCGCGCTTCCGGCAGGTAGTAGCGGCCATGCACGTGCCAAACGGGGTCATCGACCACGGGCGGGAACAGGAGCACCGCGGCCACCACGTCGATCTTCGACGCCAGGTCGAGGCCGATGAAGCAGGGCCTGTTCTCCAGTTCCGCAAGCGACTTGCGGGGTTTCGCCTCGCCCCAGCGCAACATGTTGAGCCAGGCCGACTTGGCCCCGACCCACTCGTTCAGATGCTTGGTGCGGAACACCGATTGCTTCCGGGGCGACTGCATGGCGGCGCGCAGGCGGGCCTGCAGGTAGTCGGCGCCAACGGAAACCCCGTAGTTCGGGTTCGCCTTGATCATGTTGGCCGGGTCGGTCCAGTCGTCGCCCTTGTCTATCGAATAGAGCATCGCCCACAGATCGGGCTGGTCGGCGCCGGGGACCTTCTCCAGCATCTTCTCGGCGTCGCGCACCAGCTCATGGCACGGGCCGCCGATATTTGAGCCGGCCGTGGTGATGACCAGCAGCACCGGCTGATCGCGGGCGCCCATGCCGGTCTCCATGGTGTCGAAGAGCGAGCTGTCGTGGTGCTCGTGGTACTCGTCGATCAGGGCACAGGACGGGCTGGCGCCGTCGCCAGGCTTGCCGATCACCGGTTCGAAGCGGGAACCGTCCTCGAGGCGGACCATGTTCGAGGCGTTAACGTCGATGTCGAAGTGCTCACGCAACGGATTCGTGCGCTCGACCATCAACTTGGCGGGCCGGAAGACCTCCCAAGCCTGCTTCTCCGTGGTCGCCCCCGAGTAGACCTCGGCGCCGAACTCGTCGTCGGCACAGAACATGTAGAGCCCCACGCCTCCGGCGATGATGCTCTTTCCGTTCTTGCGCGGGACGAAGATGACGATGACGCGGAAGCGCCGGAACTTGGTCTTCCTGTGCACCCACCCGAAGGGGATGCAGACCGAGAACAGCTGCCAGGGCTCCAGCTTGACCTTCATCTTCCGGCCAGCCCACTTGCCCTTCGTGTGCGGCAGCTTCTGGAGGAAGCGAGCCACGCGCTCGGCCTTGGCAGGGTCGAAGAGGTAGGGGAACGACGGCGAGGCTTTCCGCTTCCGGTCGTCGAGGTGTCTCTGGCATGCCAGCTTCACCATCTTGCAGGCGACGATCTTCCCCTCCACCACGTCGCGCGCGTACTTCTCTGCCGCGCGCACGAACGGATAGGTCTTCTTGGTCGTCATCAGAATTCTTCGAACTCGTTGCCCTTGGGCTTCTTGCTGCCGCCGGCCACCTTGGCGCGGTCGGCTGGGGTCATGCCGAACTTCCCGAGCAGTGCTTCCAGGCGGACCAGCTTGGTCGCCGGGAACTCCACCGGATCGGTGCGGAACTGGTTGAGCAGCTGGGCGGCGATCTCCAGCGCAAGGCGGTCGGAGTCGGTCAGCACATCGAGCGGGGCGCACCCCGCAATCTCATTCCATGCGTGAAGGGCGCCCCCGTTCAGGTGAGGCGGCGGTGCTGACAGTGCACCGACGGTCTGCGCATCCTCGCGGGCGCGGTCTGGGTTTTTCTTGAACGCACCGGTCAGCTCAAGCACGTTCGTCGGCTTGCGTGGCCTGGCCATTTCTGGGAATCCGAATTTTGTGGAAATGGAAAAAAGGCTCCCCCCGTCGTTCGGCATTCGGCGAGGTTAGAGTTTTTCCCCTCCCCCCTGCCCTCCGGTGAGCCCTACGCGGCGTCCGACGCGGTTGTGGCATCCCCTGCACAGGGATCGCAGGTTGGCCCAGTCCAGGGCGAGGTGAGGCGCTTCCTTGAAGGGCACTCGGTGGTCGACGATGTCCATCTCCACCACCTTTCCACGCCGCTCGCACTCCTCACACAGAGGGTGCGCGCGCTTGAACTGAGCTCGGCATGCTTGCCATGCCTTCGACTTGTAGAACCTGTCGCTCTCGTCTCGCCGCTGGTTGTAGGCGGCATGGACCTTCTTCATGTGCTCAGCCCGGCGCTGGTCGGCCAGCACCTGGTGGCGAGGACAATGAGCAGAGCCCCGCACCAACTCCCGGCAGCCAGGTGTTGCGCATGGCTTGAGGGATCTTGAAGGCATAGTGTTCTCGACTGATGTATTGGCGCTGCTAAGCTGCATCGACCAACAACCATGTAGGACTAGGAGGTTCTCATGACAGAAGCAGTAAACCCCCGCACCCATTCGGCTCTAGCCGCCAACCAAATGATTCTTGCCTTGATAGAGGCAAGAGCAATTGGGGTGAGTAAGGAGTTCAACGTTTACAGCGAGGACGATGCAAACAAAGTCTCTGAAGCGATCATCACGCTGCACAAGAACCTGACCGAGTACTTCAAGACTCTGTAGGCTCCAGCATCATGGGGTCGGCACATACTGCCGACCCTTATGCTCTATCCCTCCTTCGGTCAATTCCATCCCAGCGACTGTTCCAGTTGAGCTGGACGATGCGAGCCACGTTGCCGCGAGCCAGCACCACCAGCACCGCAAGCCAGGCCAGCACCAAGGCCAACCAGGGCGAAACCGTGTCCACCTGCACGCCGGAAAGCAGCTGCAGCACAGCAGTCAGGACGAAGCAGCCAGTGCACGCTGCCAGCGCGTATGCGCACAGCCCCATGCCGATACGGAACCGCTCGCCCTCGGGCTGCCAGGTGATGATGCGCAGGAAGGTGACAGCGCACGAGAGCACAGCCACCAGGGTCCATAACTCAGCCATTGCGACCTCCGAATCGATCGAGGAGGAAGCGCACCCATTGGGGCATCTGGCCTCCCCTCAGCCACTCCAGGGCAGTTACGCCCAGCGTGACCACGAACAGGGCGCCCACGAAGGCTGCCCACCCGGAGGTTCGAGCGAAGCCGTAGCCGAGTAGTTCAGCGGACAGGTAGTAGCCGGCAATCCAGCTCACGAGGAAGTAACCAAGACGATCCCAGGTTGCGAGCTCGCGAGCGAACACCACGAAGAACATCGAGCCAGCGAAGGCCCCCACGACTGCATTGAGGTCCATCCCCACGACTGCCGCGCCTGCTACCGCTCCCGATGCAGCGGTCACGCCAAGGGCGGCGCTGAGGCTCGGCTCTGCCATGCGGGGTTACTCCATGAATAAAAGGCCCCGGGAGGGGCAAGGGCGCTGCTGCTGATGAGGGGAGCAGCGCAGAGCAAGATGGGGCGCTATGCGCCAGAAACGAAAAAGCCCCGGCGGTATGGCCAGGGCTTTTTCGGAGTCGGTCCTCGCAACGCGTAAGATCGACAGGATGGAAATACTCTCGGCCATCCGGCCATTCGAGTCAAGCCACTGCCGCCCCATTGAACGAAGGGACCAGCCCTTCACGGTCCAGGATCTCTCCAGCCTCCATCAGCGCCACGTTCACCAGCTCATCCAGCGCCTTGAAGATGCCTGCACGCCAGCGGCGCTTGGTGCGCTCTGGCGAGGCGTCGAGGTCCCAGGTGTTCATGTCGTAGAAGCTGGCCGGCAAGGCCAGGATCTGGGTGGAACGCTTCAGGCCATCAGCCCCGACCGGCTTGCCCTTCATAGGCGGAACAGCCCAGGCCACTACAGCCTTCTTGCGGAACAGTCCAGGCGCAGGCGTTACGATCAGCGCATCAAGTCGGCCGATGGCCTCCAGCCGACGCGCGTGGTGCGTGCTGTACTTGGCCACGAGCGCAAACCAGAGCCGAGACGGGAGCTCGCTGTGCAGCCTGGCATGCACCCAGCAGTCGATTTGCATGCGCAGCTCAGGACTGACCGACGCCCCTCGCCCGCCAGGCTGATTGATGTGGTCGATCAGCTTCTGCCACGACTGCTTGCTGGTGTTGTCCAGCGCCTCGGATGCCATTGCAGAGACGACGGCCGCCAGAACGGATTTGTAAACCATGGTTACCCCCTCAATCACCTGTCCAGTTACCGCCGCCCTTGCCGGCGGGGTTGTGTCTTCCCGTGTAGTCCTCGTGGGCCCCGCCCTTCTTCTCGCCTTCGTACTGAGCGAGTAGGCGGTTGGCTCGGTTCAGCCTGAGCCGTAGCTGCACCACCATGGAGTCAGAGCTGAGCGCCTCGCCTGTGTCCCGGTTGACCAGGCCCGAGCCATTGCAGGCCGCGCACGCCCCTTCGAAGAAAATCCCCTTGATGACGCCCTGGCCCTGACAAATCTCGCAGCGCCCCAGCGGGATCACGCCTATTTTCCTGTCTGGCCCATGCCGCTTCGGGATCATCGCCATCAAAACTCCTCGATCGCCCAGCCGCCGCCCTTGGCCTTCTGCACGCCGAGGAATCGGAACGGGTACTGATCAGCGGCCACCTTGGTCTTGACCCTGGCATCGTCCGTCCAGAAGCCCTTTACCTCGTGCACCTCGAGCAGGCCCTCGGCGTTCATCACGAAAAAGTCGGCGGTGTAGAAGGTGTTGTTCGCCAGGCGGAGCTTCACCCCCTCAAAGCGATACCACTGGATCTCCCCAGCCAGAAGGCGCTGCTTCAACAGCGACTCGTAGGAAGCTTCGGTCTTGTTCATGGCCCCGGCCTTCAGCCTCCCCAGGGCCTGGAGTCGACGCTTAGCCAGCATTGACTACCTCCCGCGCCAGCTCGCGCCCGATCCACTTGGCGGCGCCAATCGCGGTGGGGAAGACGCCGAAGCTCCTGCCATCTGCCATCCGGGTCCTGTACATCCAGCACGGGAAACCGTCCTGGGTGCCGAACTCTGCGATCACCGCGTGGCCGCCCTTCTCTTGCCGGTACTGCTCCACACGGACCCAGCCCAGCGCCACCAGCTCAGGGTCGTGCATCTTGAGGTTCACCGTGTAGCCGTCGGGGTGGCGCTTGTGAGTGAGCGGGCTGATCCCGCGCCCGCGCCTCACGCCATCACCTCGTCGCCATCCAGCCAGGCCAGGAAGCCGGCGGGGATGTCATGGCCTTCGGTGGCGAGGATCTTGGCGCACTCGGCGAGGAGGTCGTCCTCCCTGCCGTAGCGCGCTACGAATCGCGCTTTGTTGTGATGTAGCGCGACACCCTCGCCGCCGGTCTGGTGGTGTGGGCCGCACAACGGGATCACGTTCCAGTGCGCGCCCCGCTTCGTGCGCCCGTCGATGTGGTGGATGCTGCAGTGGGTGTTGCCCAGGAGCCCGTCCTTGCGGCAGGCGATGCATCCAACCTCGCTCACCAGCTTGTCGTGCCAGCGCTTCTGCTCGGCGGTTACTGCCCTTCCCTGCATCATGCCGACACCTCCAGCGCCTTCTGTCTCTCGGGATCTGGGTCTCCACGCAGAGGCATCAGCGCGCTTTCCTTGTAGGCCGCCCGGCCCGGCACCAGCGGGTGAAGGCAGATCCATCCATTCTCCAGGGCGATCAGACGGCCATTCGGGTGCTCAATGACGTCCCCTTTGGCTATGGGGCAATCCAGCTCCACTACGCTGCCTGCCATGATGGGCCCAAGGTCTATAAGGGTGATTGCCGGGTCTCCAGCTTTGAAGTTGCTCATGCGGGCACCGCCTGGGCTTTCTTGTGAGCCAGGATCAGCGGAGTGATGTCATCGCGCTCGTTGGTGTAGGCGAACGGAGCGCTGCCACCCGGGGCGGTGATCGTGTAGCGGTTGTTCGGCAGCCGGCACAGCGCGATGGTGTAGCCGCACTGTGTCTCCCAGCAGTCAGGGGCGCCGCGCTTCTGGCGCCAGCGAAGTTTGTCAGCCATGGTCGGCTCCTTGTGCTTCAGCCATCCGAGCCGCGTGCCGGGCCTTCAGGCGTTCGTCGTACTGGTTCAGCTCCTCGCGGCGAGCTCGGGCGCGGGCGCGGGCGCCCTTCTGCTCTGCCAGGGACTTCTTCAGCTCCAGCAGGCGCTCACGGAGCTGGGGGGATGGGTTGCCGGTTCGGCCAGTGAGGAGCCCGGCAATTGCGGCTCCGTCCTGGCTCACCGGCACGCCTTGTTCACGGAGGTCGGCGAGCAACTGCTGGCCAACGGGGGCGGGAAGGCGCTGAAGGAGCACCGCCTGCTCGACCGCCAGAGCCCGACGCTGCAGGTCATAGCCGATGGAGAGCGACCACTTGACCGGCTTGCCCTCTCGGCGCGCCGTCTCCACCAGGCGGTCATAGGCGCTGAGGAAGGACATCCGAGCGCCCACCTTGTCGCGCATATCCAGGCTGGCCTTGGCCACCTGCAGCGCTGCCAGAATCTCCTCGGTCAGCATCACCGACTCGAACTCGTCGGAGGCGGCTAGGGCGATGGACCAGGCTTCGTCACGCCCAGGGCGGCCATCTGCGGCCTGCACACGCTGCAGGATCGCGCCGATGGTGAGCTTGCCGGTCACCTCACGGCGGCAGGCCTGCAGCGCCGCGACCACCACCGGCTCCGGGTAGCCCTTCAGGTCGTCGATCATCATCAGCCCGGCGGCCTGGGTCAGCTCCTGCCCCATGGCCTCAGCGGTGGCGAACAGCGACACCAGCAGTTGGTCTTCCTGGTCAGGCGTTAGCACTGGCTGCCCTCCTCTCGCGCTGGACCTGCAGGGCGGCCTGGGCGGCGCTCAGGTTGGCCTGGGTCTTCTCGGCCTGCTGGGCGGTTCGCCCGGTGACCTGTGTCTGGGTGGCCCAGGCGGTGCGGTAGGCCTCAGCCTTGGCCAGCAGCTGGCCGAACTCGTGGTAGCAGCGCATCAGGTACGAGTCGTTGATCCAGACGAAGTAGGCGGCCACCGCCGGCGCTTCTTCGGCGCCGAGGCGCTTCAGCAGGTCGCCGACCTGGGCGTTGACCTTGGCGTTGCGAACCGGCTTGGAGTTGTATCGCTCGAAGTACGCCGCCGAGTAGGCATTCCAGATCGCCCTGCAGGCTTCCTGGCGAGCCAGCTCCGCTTCCTGGCTCTCAGCCTTGGTCGGCCGCTTGCCCTTCCGCTGGCCGGCCGGGACGGTCGGCAAAGAGGATTGCGGTTCTTCTGACGGTTCTCTTTTGGTTCTATTACGGTTCTGGGTGCAGCTGCTGCGGGGGTGGGGTGCAGCTCCTGCGGGGGTGGGGTGCAGCTCCTGCGGGGGTGGGCCCGCACCATCTGCGGGGGTGCATTTGCTGCGGGGGTGCAGCTGCTGCGGGGGTGCATATGCTTCGGGGGTCACCGTGTACACGGTGGAGCGACCGGTGCGGTCACTGGTGGCCAGGGCCCCAACACTGCACAGCCACTTGATAGCCCCCTGCACTGCACGCTCCGACAGGCAGGTGCGCAGCGAGATGTTCGATACCGACGGCCAGCACACGCCCTCGTCGTTGGCGTTGTCAGCCAGCGAGATCAACACGGCTTTCTGGGTGGCCGTCATTCCCTGGAGCGGCCAGCAGGCCGACATGATCACGGTGCTCATCAGGCCACCTTCACCGAGGCTTCCAGGACATCCAGCGCCTCACGGGCACCAGTGATCTCCCGGTGGATCATTTTCTTTTCCATCTCGGTGACTCGGTTGTCGGCCAGGGCATCCGCAACGGCGCGAGTAACGTCCGCTACCTCGGCGTGCATGCTGAGCACCGCGCTCGACAGCGCCTTCGCCTCGGCCTCCTCCTTCGGCTGGAGACGGAAACCGAACTCGTCCGCCAGCGCCGCCAGGGCACGGAAGTCCTGCGTGTGCAGCAGCATCATGTAGAGGTGGTTGATCGTGAGGCGGTGGGCGTCGTTGTCCGGGTTGGCGCGCTGCAGCAGGCTTACATGCGGCAGGCCCATCTGGGCCGCCAGCTGCTTCGCGTCGTTGTCCTTCACCGTGTCATGGCAAGACCGCAGGAACCTGTCCATCGTAAAACCTCGCTCTTCTTTCCGTGGCGGCGCGCTACGTGGCACGCCATCCTGTATTCGTGGATGACGTGCTCAGGCGACGCCTTGGAGAACCTTGTGAGCCAGCTCGAGCAGATCGGGGCGAAGGCCGGCAATGGTGATCTCGCCCTTGGAGGCGACCTGAAGGCGCTCGGCGAGATCCGCCGAAGCCTTGCGGTGCCCGCCGGCGAGTTGCCAGAGGTGCCCGACGGTGGTGCCGGCTTCTTTGGCGACCGACTCGCGGACCTGGGCTGGAGCCTTCGCGAGCCAGTCGCGCAGGTGGTCATTCATGAAGGATTCCTCCTGTTTCAAGTAGGAGGAAATTTAGCTCACGGCTAATGCGCGAGCAAGGTAAATTTAGCCGTGCGCACATTTAGCACGGAGCTAAAGGATGGCAACATCGCCGAATGGACATCTACGCAATTCGAAAGCAGAACCTCATCAACCTCATCGGCACGCGCCGCAAGAACGCATGCGCACTGAAGTGGGAGATGGCGCCAGCTCACCTGAGCCAGATCCTGTCGGATCGCACTGAGAAGAATCTGGGCGACGACGTGGCGCGCCGAATCGAGAGTTTGGAAGGCCTGGAGCGGGGCTGGATGGATCAGCTTCGGGAGCCGGGGCCGGAGGGTTTAGTCGAGGCACCGCATGCGGGCGGAAAGACCCCTGCTGACCTAGTTCGCGCCATGCTCGCCACCAAAGCCGGGAAGGCGCTGTCGAAGGAAGCCCAGGAGCGCCTGCTGGGCGCCGCCGAGGATCAACCCGCCTCCACCTTCATCCAGGCACCAGCGCCAGCGACGAAGGGCGAGATCCTTATCCCTCAGTACGATATCCGCGCTTCCATGGGCCACGGCCAGGTTGCGCCCGACTACGCCGAGGTGGTCCGGAACGTCATCGTCAAGGAGTCCTATCTCCAGGAGAACGGGATCACCTTCACCTCCCCTGCCCACCTGGCCATGATCACCGGATGGGGGCAGTCCATGGAGGGGACCATCAACGACAAGGACCCGCTGATCGTCGACCGCGGCATCAACGAGTTCGTCGGCGACGGCATCTACGTCCTCACCTGGAACGACCACCTGTACATCAAGCGCCTGCAGATGGTGAGCAAGGACACGATCGAACTGATCTCGGACAACCCCAAGCACAAGGACCGCGAGGTGCCCCTGGACTCCGTGACCATCCATGCCAGGGTGCTGCTGATCTGGAATGCGAAGAAGGCTTGAATGAGTCAAGCGCAACGGTTGACAGAGCCGGTAGCGCGTATCGACGGTGTATAGCTTTTCTACAAATCGATGAAATCTTTTAATTAGCCAACTGTCCGTTAAAAGGTACAATTTGAATGTACGAAGTGAATCACGCCCATACCGACAACGGCGTTGACCTTTACCAGGCATGGCTTGATTCGCTACGTGATACCAAGGCAAAGGCGCGAATCACCACTCGTGTGGAGCGTGCGGCGCAGGGAAATTTCGGAGACTCTGAGCCGGTTGGCGAAGGGGTTTCCGAGCTGAAATTTCACTTTGGCCCTGGCTATCGCGTCTATTACGTCATTTCCGGCGGCGAGATTCTTCTTTTGCTGGGCGGCGGTACAAAGCAACGACAACAGAACGATATAGAGCAGGCCATCCAGATCTGGAGGGCCATAAAGGGTGACTGACGATGAAAAGCGTAAGCAACCACGAGGACAGTGTCCTTGAGATGCTGCGCAATGACGAGGACTTCGCGCTGGAGTATCTCGTAGCAGCTCTCGAAGAGATCGATGAAGAGGGTGGCGAGGCCGTGTTCCTGAACGCAGTCCGAAGAATTATTGAGGCCCGCGGCGGCTTCCAGAAGGTATCTCAGGATACCGGTCTAAATCGCGGCAACCTCTACAGGCAGTTTGCGGCAGGCGGAAACCCAGGGCTACTGACCCTGACAAAGGTGCTTTCATCTGTTGGCCTTGGCCTATCCAAGGTCGTGACTCACAGCCAGGAAGACCATCAGGCCGCTTGATGCCTTGTCTACAAGCCCCGCCCAGTGCGGGGCTTTTTCATTCTGGTCTACCCTTCCAACACCTGCTGAAGGGGGCGGGTCGAAAAGCTGCAGGTCATTCGCCCCTGCCTGGCTCCGCTGACCCTTCGCTGCGTAGTGCCACCCAAATACGAGTTCAGGGACTGGCGCGAGACCGTGCTCGCGCCAGAACGGCCATGATCAAAAGGGGGCCGGCATCTCCACCGACTCCCGCCACAGCACCTTCAACTCCTCCTCCTCGACCTCCGGGTCGCCCTCCTCCTGCTGCGCCCACTGCAGCGTCACGGTGCCGTCGTCGTTGAAGGTCATCTCCAGGCCATCCGTTTCGCCGAGCAGCTCCAGCACCTCCTCCCACGCCTGATCCTCGTCCGTATCCAGGCGGTGAATCGTCACGCGCCGGTTCAACTGCGCGGAAGGCGAGTTGATCATTTCCGACACCCTCAAGCCCAGGCGCTCGCGGCTGCTCATCACGCGGCGTTCGGTTTGCTTCTGGGTCTTCTGCTTGGCCATTGGCTTACTCCTCACTACTGGATATTCGTACAGTAATAGCAGAATGCTAAGTCCGGCAATAGGGCGAAGGTCGAATTCGATCACGAGAAAATATTTAGCTGTGAGCTATTGCCAACTATTTAGCCTAGGGCTAAATTTAGCTCACGCCAGCAGAACACCGCCGGCCAGCCCGAAAGGTCGCCGCTCTTTAACAACCAGCAGAGATCCACAGGTGCCAGACGGCGTTTGAACCCTGTGGACGACACCGCAAGACGCAATGCGTCCGCCACCGGTTACCGGCGCGGAGGTTTGCGGGAAAGCATCACTGAGCAGCCTTCTTGCGAGGGCTGCTTGGGATGTAGACCACCACCGACAAGGAAACCGCAATGACCATCACCGCAATCAAAGCAGCAGACCTTCCCGCCATTGGCCAGAGCCTGGCTGACGGCATCTTCTACTCGCGCACCTGGCTCAACGGTGTGGAGTACGCCTATGTCGCCATGGGCAAGGAGCACGAGTTCACCGGCGAGTGGGGGAAGTACGGCCAGAACGTCTCCGGCGCCACCAGCTACCGCGACGGCGCTGCGAACACCACCGCCATGGCCGAGGCTGGCAGCCCCATCGCCGCTCGCGTCCTGGAGATCGCGGAGGGCGCGTTCATCCCGTCCGCCCTGGAGCTGGCCACCCTGTACGCCGCCAAGCAGGCCGGTGAGATCGATGGTTTCGAAGATGACTGGTATTGGTCGAGTTCGCAGTACTCGTCCTACGGCGCCTTCTTCACGCTCTTTACCGGCGGCTTCACGTACTACTACGTCAAGTTCAACGAGTTTCGCGTCCGCGCCGTCCGCAAGATTCCCATCATTCAGTAATCCGCTCCTTCATTCCTTTTTGGAGTTGCCATGATCCTCATTACCATCAACGCAAACGGAACCACCATCACCACCAGCGACCATCAGTTCGCCACGTATGCGATGGCCCTTCTCGAAGACCAGCAAGACCAGTCCACTCCCTCCGATGTGCCGCCGCTCGGCGCCGAGTGGCCCGGACAAGGCGGGATCAACGGCGGCCTGTTCCGAGGGCGTGACGGTCATCCGGACTACTACCTCATCTGGGCCAAGGAAGACGCCAAGGACATCAAGTGGGGTGGCTACGGCGACGAGTCCAAGGCCACCAGCAAGTGGGATGGCCTGGCCAACACCAAGGCCTTGCTCGAAGAAGGTAGCCACTCCGCTGCCGAGTACGCGGCCTCCGTCGAGGCCGATGGGCATGCCGACTTCTACCTGCCCTCCCAAGCCGAACTGATGATGGCCTGGGCGAATGTGCCGGAGCTGTTCAGCGCTACGTGGTACTGGAGCAGCTCGCAGTACTCGTCCAACGGCGCCTTCTTCACGTACTTTCCCGGCGGCCACACGGGCAGCTACAGCAAGGGCCTCGAGTTTCGCGTCCGCGCCGTCCGCAGATTCATTCGCTAATCCATTCATTTGGTCAGGAACGACCACGAGGAGGCCAGGATGGCCATGCACACCGAACTGCAGATCCACAAAGCGGCCGAAGAACTGCTCGGCCTTACCCTTGATCTCGTGCGCAACATCCCGCGAGACCTGAAACAGGTCATTGGCTCGAAGCTACGTGATGAGGCTCTGCAGATCATGGTGCTGATCGGGCGCGCCAACATGGCGAAGGACAAGGTGCCGCACCTGAACCAGTTGCTGGAGAGCATCTGTATGGTGAACTACCTGCTTCGCGCCTTGGCCAATCGGCGCTTCATCAGCCTCAAGCAGCACGCTGCAGCCATGCAGCTCACCGCGTCAATAGGAAAACAGGCCAACGCCTGGAAAGGGAAATTCGCAACCGCGCCCGCTGCGTGATGGCTACGGCCGCCAAGCCTGAGCGCTGAATCTGGTCTTGCCGCTGCCCATCGGGCACCGCCATGCGCATCACGGATACCGCCAGGCCGCCTGGTAGGTCCGGCGCAGTTTCTCGGCTGAGCAATCGGCTGGGCGACGTAGATAGCAAGGCATGTCGCAGTACTCGTCCAACAACGCCTTCAACACGAACTTTACCGACGGCAACACGAACAACAACG